ATATCAGGTAGTTTGCAGCATCAGTACGAACCTGTGCCTCGCTGGACCAAACGACCACAAGAGTTTGTTTTGCAAGGCATGAACAACTCTTTGATTATGCTGGGTCAAGATCGTGTTGGGTACGTAACAGGCTCTTCTGCTACCGAACAAAAAGCTTTTGCTGGAACTATCGATATGGTTGCTGGTAGAAGTCGCTATATGTTGTCTACAGGAGACAGCGATATTCCTACAAGTCAACTTCAACACAAAGGTACTTCACCTTTATTGGTAACAAGTTCTAGAGATCTTGTTGAAGTTGACAAAACACCGAAGCTAAACAATAGAAACGAGCAGCTAAAAGAAGGTGATCCAGATTTCGTTCGTGATGCAGCCCGCATTTACGTTTCAATGAAAACACTTGGAGATACAAACTTTCGTTTAGCAAAAACAACCGAAGGAAATGTAGCGAACGCTCTTCAATCTTCTGGTATCAACTATTCAGCGAATAGTTTGTATCCAGTACAGTTTTCTTCATCAAGTGCAAACGTTGGATCATCTTATGTTGTTGCAAAAGCCGATCATGTAAGAATCGTTGGTAGAAGAAGTGTTCCAGCAGAAGATAGTCTTGATCCCGTCATCAACGGCAGCGTTTTGATTCTCAAAGAAGGCAAAAACAGAACGCCAGAAGATAAGAATGTTGGCTCTGCAAACACAGATCATTTAGCTTATCTTTATATGAGTCCAGAAGGTAGGGTTCAAGTTGACGGTTTGCAAATATTCCTTGGTGGATCTTCTATCAGACAAGCAAACACACAAACTCCTGCTTCAGATAGACCAAGCAGCATAAGCGGTTCTTCTCCAGAAATAACTGTTGGTGATGCTAATGAGTTTGCTGGATCTGAGCCTTATATAAAATGGAGTGAGTTCAAAAACGTTGTAGAAGGCTTACAACGTCAGATAAACGATCTTCATGATGCTTATAGTGACTTGGTAGATGGTATTCAAAGAGCGGCTAATGGCGGTCCTAATGGTAGTGTTTGTCAGCCTGGAGGGCCTGATGTAGCATGGTCTTTCTTATCGTTGAGCACAATACAAGAAAGAAACAAGCTAAATCAAAAGATACAAGAGCATCGTCTTTTTACAAATCGTTCTGTATATAAATCTCGTTCAGCTAAAATATTCGGGCAATAGTTTGTAAAACCTGCCCTCTCTACTATATTACCAAACCCAAAAGATTCATGATCGTATTTACCATATATGCCAGAGATAATTTCCAAAGATGCTGTAATCAGAGAATCCAAGGCCGCTGCCAATCAACTTAAGATCCAACTGGAAGATGAAGCCAGCAAGGGTTTGAATTCGGCTGTCAATTCGATAATGCAGCAGGCTATCAATGCGCTTCCACCACCTTTGAACTTTGGAGCAAATGCTGCTACCAAAGGCTTGTATGCGGCACTAAAATCTACTGGCGCTGTAAATGCTGCAAAAAATCCAAGTGAAATTCAAGATCCAATAAAAACAATCGCATTTGCAATAGCTTTTGCTATTATTCGTGCTATTTGGTGTTTCATCAAAAGCTTATTGAATCCTATTCCAATCGTTGGGAGTTTTTTTCCATTATGCAGCGAAGATCCAGACGCAACTCCAGACACAAGAAGTGATAGTGAAAACAGAGCGGCATCAAACGCAGAAAGCATCAAATCTAACGTTGATAACGATGCTGCAATATCATATCAAAACAAACTAAGAGAAGCAGGCGAAAGAGCAAACGATTTGATCAAAGATGATCTTCCAGAGCCTGTACTTGGACCTCAAGGAATGACATTTGACGAATATCTTGCTACAATACCAACACAACAAACAAATCCATCGATTCAAACGCTTGTAAATGCACCTCCTCCAAGTAATAACACAGCGAACGTTCCAGTTGCTGGACAAAACGCTGATTGGGAAGGTACGAATAGAGATCCTAACGAGCTTCGAAGACTGTTTGGTTTGTAATTAACAGACATGATAAGCTTTAAAAGTGTTGGCCAAACTATTTCAGAAAAAACAATTCAACAAAATGCAATTGCAGTAAAACCCTTACCGATAGGAATCGTTACACCTTTAGATTTAGGTGATTCCGATGAAGGATTGCTGGCAATGCATTATAACGTGGGTGATCAAATGAAAAACAACCTACGTGATTTGCTTATGACAAACTGGGGTGAGAGAGTTGGTGTGTATGATTATGGTGCCAACTTAGGTCCACTTGTTACAGAGTACGAAAACGGTAAAGATGCTTTCGATAGTGCATGCATGCAACGTATTATGTACGCTGTTAACAAATGGATGCCATATGTGACACTTGAAAGTTTTGATAGCAATAAAGTTGAATATACAAACCAACTTGGTTTGGGTGCAGTTATTTTGTTGGTAGATTACAGCATTCCAAGAGCTCAGATACCTGCAACACGCTTGCAAATATCTTTCGCTGTGTCCTAATATTGCTCGATAAGCATATCTAATCATATAAAGGTGAGCATTTATTATGCCTGTTGACTCAAGACGTAGCGTTACTCAACTTATCAAGGCAAGAAAATACGTCAACAAAGATTTTGACGGTTTTCGTACCGATTTAGAAGAATACGCACGGACATTTTTTCCAAACAAAATCCAAGACTTTTCTCCAAACGGTTTTGGTGGCTTGCTTCTTGAGTTGGCATCATATGTTGGTGATGTGCAAAGCTTTTATCTAGATCATCAGTTTGGTGAACTAAATGCAGAAACAGCAGTTGAACCAAAGAATATCGAAAAACTTCTAAGAGAAGCTGGAGTAAATATTGTTGGAGCAGCTCCTGCTGTTTGTCCTGTAACTTTTTACGTTCGTATACCTGCGCTAAGTGGTACGTTCAATAGAACCGCTTTGCCTGTTATCAAAGCTGGAACTGTCGTGAACTCCAACTTGGGTGTTCCTTTTCAGTTGATGGATGATTTGGATTTCACTGTAACAAAAAGTGATGGCACCCCAGCTTCCTCAATCAACTATGTAGTCGGAGATGTTGATGGAAACAATAATCCAACAAACTTTGTCTTTACATCAATTGGTGACTGCATAAGCAGTGTTACATACACAGAAACGTTTAGTGTAAATGGGTTTGAATCGTTCAAGCGATATACTTTGCAACAAAGAGATGTTTCAGAAATAGTATCTGTAACAGATTCAGATGGTAACACTTATTACGAAGTAGACTTTCTAACACAAGACACAATATATCGTGCGGTGAAAAATAGAACACCTGCTTCAGTTACTTCAAATAGCGATCAATATGTTGAATCAAGTTTGGAAATGGTTCCAGCACCATACAGATTCTATCGTTCTACATCTTTGAATTCAAGACTTACAACGCTTACTTTTGGTGGTGGTTCTGGTCAAGAAATGGATAATGATCTTATCCCAGATCCAAGCGAAGCTGCGTTGCCTTTATACGGCAAAAAGAACTTCTCAAGATTTTCTATTGACCCAAACAACATTCTTCGTACTGGTACTCTTGGTGCGATTGCACCAAACGTAACAATAACTTTGACATATCGTGCAGGTGGTGGATTAAACCATAACATTCCAGCAGAAAGCATTTCCGAGGTTGGTACGCTGATCATGGAGTTCCCATATTCTCCAACGGCAACAATAGCTTCGAATGTAAGAGCATCTGCCGATGCAAACAACATAGCAGGAGGAAATGGCTGGAGAGCGACCGGTGAGGCATTTGGTGGAGCAGATCCACCAACTCTTGACGAGCTTCGTTTGCAAATTCCATCTGCCAGAAAAGCTCAGGCTCGTATTGTTAGCAAAGAAGATTTGATGGCAAGAGTTTATACCCTACCTTCAACCTTCGGCAGAGTGTATCGTGCTAGCGTACACAACAATCCAGATAATCCAAATAGCGCCTTGTTGTATCTTCTATGCAGAGGTGGAGATGGACAGCTAAGTTTGGCTCCAGATCTTTTGAAAAAGAATCTTCAAATATATCTCAACCAATATCGCATGATTTCAGATGCAATAGATATTCTGGATGGTCGTATCATCAACTTGCAAATCAACTACGATATAACTGTTGATCCTACATTCAACCGTCAACAAGTTTTGCAAAACGTACAATCGAAAATAATACAGTATTTCAACATCGGCAACTTTCAGATGGATCAGCCTCTGATCATAGATGATATTCGAAACATTATTTACAACAACACAGGTGTTTTGTCTGTAAGAGGAATTACCACAACCAACATCACAGGTGTTGTAAGTGAAAGAACATATAGCGCAGTTAGATACGATGTTAATATGAACATGATCAACAATGCTATCTTGGTTCCTCCAGCGGGCGGTATGTTCGAAATTAAGTATCCAAACTTTGATATCATTGGAAGGGTTTTGTAATGTATCGCATTCTAAAAGCTGACAAAGACAGTTATGTTACAAACAAGCTTATCTTTAGTACCAAAGATGCCTTGTCCCGTTCAACTGATGCCAACGTAGGACAAGCTGGTACAATTGACTTATATAAGCTTTATAACGTTACACCTGTAGCTTCTGGCACGTCTGGTATAGAGTTAACTCGTGGCCTTGTTCATTTTGATCTAACAGAGCTAAGAACACTAGCTAGTTCAAGTCTAAACATCAACGATCCAAGCTTTAAGTGCTATGTTTCTTTGAAAGATGTATATGGCGGTCAAACTGTTCCTTCAAACTATACTCTTTCTCTTTACCCACTTGGAAAAGATTGGTCAGAAGGAAGAGGATTTGATGTTGTAGGTTATCGTGACCTTGATGCAGTAAACTGGTATACAGCCAGTTTGGATACTGTTGCATCACCAGTTGTATACCCACAAATGGTTCAATATCAAGAAGATGTTGTTTATGTAACTGTTCCTTCAAACCAAGTTTCTATTCCGTTTGTTAACCCATTCCCTTCTGTTCCTCCAGCAGTAATCACAGACATTTCAAGTGCTCTTGGAACTGTCAATGCATTCATTGCGAAAGAAACATCAGCAACAAACCTTGTTGTAAAGTTCTCTTCACCATTCTCTGGAAGCTTTGTATATCGTGCGGTTCAGGATATTACGCCGGGGACAATAAAAACTGTTGTTAGATTGCCACGTTATCCCGGTGTGTTTGCAAACGTTGTTGTAGGATATGTTCCTATCGTCAACGACAACTTCTTCTCTGTGGCTTATAGCGACTTTGGTGGCACACCTACCGACACTTATGCTTCTCTATATGAAACATCAACAGATAACCTTACAAACGTCTACACAACAATAACAAGCAGCACAACGTTGCTTATTGCCGGTACGTTCTCTTCTAGAATGTCGGCCACTGTAAA